TAGGTAAGCAGTTTCATCAATGGGTTCCTCAATTATCAAAAGGTACTAGAGAATTGAAAGAAGTACCTAATAAAAAGGATGTTAAGGAATATTATAAAAAGATTTATACTAAAACAGATGATTCAACACTTGATGAACTTAGCAAACACTTTGTAGAAGAACAAAAGAAAAAGGTATATTTGGCAAAGAAATTTCCCTATTTGAAAATAGAAGATGTTGAAACACTGGCTACTTTAGTAACAAACGAAGAAATAGAACAGTATGAAAAAGATAACGGAAACGGTTGACTATAGTTGTGAATTCTGTCACAGAAAATTCATACGAGAAAAAACTTTACTAACTCATATATGTGAGACAAAACATCGTTGGTTAGAAAAAGATAAACAAGGCAATCGTATAGGCTTTCAGAGTTTTTTACAATTTTATACAAAACATACCACATCAAAGAAAGTAAAAACTTATGAAGATTTTATACGAAGTGCATACTATATTGCATTCATAAAGTTTGGAAGTTATTGTGTAAATGCTAATGTTATCAATGTAAGCAGATTTGTTGATTGGTTATTGCGTGATGGAGTTAAACTTGACAGCTGGGCTAGTGATATATCCTATACAAAATTTTTAATAGAATACATTCGTGTGGAAAATGCATTTGATGCAATACATCGTAGTGTAGAATACTGTATTGAATTGAGCGGGAAAGAAAATATACTATCACATGATATATTACGTTATGGTAATAGTAATAGAATATGTCATGCTATAACAACAGGCAAAATAAGTCCATGGATGCTATACTGTAGTGAAAGTGGTACAAAATTTTTAGACAACTTAGCTAGTGACCAAGTCAAATTGGTTATTGATTATATAAACCCAGAACAGTGGGCATTGAAGTTTCATCGTGAACCAGAACTTACTAAACAAATCAGAGACACCCTTAAACAAGCAGGGTACTAAAGTCCGTATACCCTGGAAAAAGGGTGATTCTATAAACCGATGGGATGAAACCTGTATATGGGCAGTGGAACAGTTTGGATTACCTGGAGATAGATATACTAGTCATCCTACTATAGACTACATGGATTTCTACTTCAATGATGAGCGTGACGCATTGCATTTTGAATTAAGATGGGGATAATATGATAATTGAAATTTTTTTATATGGCTTTATATCAGCGTTTGGTTGGTGGACAGCACAACACTACGTGATTGAACCGCACTTCCCTCCTCCTATTGAAAAGAAAGAAGATAAAAAACAATGAAACCCACAATAGCACTATTTGTTGCTGATCCCAAGTGTTCAGTGCAAAGTGCCAACGGGATGATTAGTTCATTGGACAAATATTATACTTTCAAATTATTTTCAAAAAACAGACTGGAACATAATTTCTTTGACGATGTTGATATGATAGCAGTCCCTGGCGGATTGGGAGATGCGGCTTCATTTGAAACATTGTTTAAAAACAACGGAGATAGAGTACGTGAATTTATTCACAATGATGGAAGATATCTTGGAATATGTATGGGTGCATATTGGGCAGGCAAGCATTATCTCAATGTGTTGCACGATGTTGATGCAGTTCAATACTTGAAAAGACCCGGAACTGATACACGTAGACCTCATGCAAAAAACATGCCTGTCAATTGGGACGGGATGTCAACTAAAATGTTTTGGTATGATGGTTGTGCATTAGTAGGTGATGATACTAAATTTGAAATAGTAGCTACTTACGAAGCGAATAATGATAGTATGGCCATCTATCAGAATCGCATAGGGTTAATTGGCTGTCACCCAGAGAGTCAACAATTTTGGTATGATGGGTATTCATATCTAAAGGGAAAATATCATGGGGGTTGGCATCATAAGTTGTTGTTAGAATTTACTAATCAATTAATGAGAAGATAATGACACTAGAAGATGAAATAGCTGAGAAGGTAGCTAGAGAAATGTACAATGAGATTGACTTTGAGGTTATGAAAGAACTGTTAGTTGAATCCGGCTGGTATGTTATTGAGTTACTAACATTAGGAAGTAGAGAACGGTCAATTGATATACAAGATTGGGTAACAAAAAATTGTAAGAGGGGTTTTATAGCCAGAGGAAGAACATTTGTGTTTAAGTGTAAACAAGAAGCTGAATGGTTTAGTCTGAGGTGGGTATGAATAGCAAACAAAGACGTAGTATTACCCGTAAATTAAAATATCAAATTACAATACTCATCCAAGGAGAGTCATATTATTTTGAGTTTGATGAAAAAATTGTTAATTGTCTTTTGTGGTGTAGGAAAAAAGCCAAAGGAGTTTATAGTATTGACAATCAGTATGCTCAAAAAGTTATTTTTAGTTTTGAAAAAGAAAGAGATGCAATAATCTTTGCATTGAAATATCAATGATTAAGAAACAACAAATGACTAATAGATTGTATGGTAGTAACGGTGGATGGGCCGCAATACGTAGTGTCAATTATGCCGGCATAGGACAGGCGTATGACATGCCCTATCATCAGATTGATCCCATAATATCAGCTAAAGAATGGAACAAAATGATTGCTTGGTGTGTTAACACATTTGGACCCAGCGGCACGCCGGGCGCACCCGGTGTATGGACGCCCGGCGATAGATGGTATGTTAACAATGCTAAGTTTTGGTTTAGAGACAAAAAAGATTGCGAATGGTTTTTGTTGAGATGGCAATAACTATTAATCTTACAGGAAGTCTAACTGCAAGACAGGAGAAATGGCTAATAAAGAACGTAGGTCCTAGAATGTTCTACATACATAATAGTATTGGTGGGCAGGGATGGATTGCTAAACGTCAGAGTTATTCTAGGTATAGTGAACCAAGTACTTGGACTCTAACATTAGAAGATGACAAATTAGCTACTTTTTTTGTAATAAAGTTTTCATCGTGATTAATCTTAGATTAGAAATATCTGCGTCAAAAGCTATGGAATTAGTCAATCAATTACGTACTGCTGGTTGTGTGCAGGGAGTAGATTTTGATTTTAGATATTACCCTAGTATACAAGATAGATTTAATGGACCAGCAAAACCTAGCTTTGTACTTTTTCATTTTTACAAAGAATCATTAGCAACTTATTATGGATTAAAATGGCAATAACAAAACCTATAGGTACATTTGTACCATTACCAATCAGAGAAGATGAAATTCAATATGAAATCATTGACCATAATTATATGAGTCGTGGTGATAAAATACAATATGTTTATGATTGTAAAAAGAAAAAAGAGAATCCAACAGATATTGTAAAGTGGTGTAGACGAAATTTCGGTGAAAGAGGTGTCGGTTGGGACTTTCTTTTTATCTCAGGAAATGTTACAATCATACTATGGGATGACAAATTCAAAACCATGTACGAATTGTGGAAAACTTAATTATGATAGACAATACAGAAACAAGATCCTTTACTCATAGAACAGAACATTACTATGGAAGTAAAAGAAACATCCATACTATATCTTGGAAGGGAAGAGGCGAAGTTGACTCGGAAGAAATTCGTAACTGGTGCTTAACTATTCTAGGTAAATCGGGATATCAAGAAGAAATTGAAAGAACTCGTTGGGTAGATAATATTGAACAAAGCGAAATAATGTTATGTAATGATGAAGATTTAACATTGTTTTTATTAAGATGGGATTGAAATGGCAAACGATGTAATGATAGATATTGAAAGTTTGAACACAACACCTGATTGTGTTATACTTACTATTGGTGCCGTACGATTTGATCCTAAAGGTTCAGGCGTTGTTGAAAAGTTAGAACTACGTCCTACAATAGAGGATCAAACAGAAATATATAATAGGAGTATTAATGAAGATACGTTACGATGGTGGAGTACACAAAGCCCTGAGGCACTTGAAGAAGCAATGGGGGAACATGGTCGTACATCTTTTAGTGAATGTATGGAGATTCTCTATAAGTTTTGTTGGAACCGTCGCTGTGTTTGGAGTAACGGTGCTTCCTTTGATTGTGTTGTTATGGAACATGCCTGGAGACAAACAAGTGACAAACCAAATCCTATACCCTGGCCATTTTGGTCAGTCAGGGATACCAGAACTCTATATGACATTGCAGGAGTCAAACTCAAAGACGGTGGACACGTTACCAGTCACAAAGCAGTAGAAGATGCTGAACGTCAGGCTATTGTTGTACAACAAGCATATATGAAATTAATGAAAGCAGGATTGGTAGAACCTAGAAAATGAAATTTAATTCAGACATTGATATTGACTTTGGTAACAGAGATAAGATATTAGAACATATCAAACATATCCCTGCGGCAATGCGTAAGGTTAATCCTATTCGTAAACATGCTACTGGAATATATGTTACTGATATACCATACGATGCTATTAACGATTTTGCTAACTTAGACTATAATGAGGCTGAAACACGAGGATACATAAAACTAGATTTCTTAAATGTTCATGTATATGATAAGGTTGCTGATGAAAATCATTTGATTGAGTTAATGAGTAATCCAAATTGGGATAAACTGAGAGACAAAGAGTTTGTGGAAAAATTAATTCACTTGAGTAATCATTATAATAGTATGCAACGCATGCCTGAATCTATTGATAGTATTACTAGACTTGCTATGTTTCTCGCTATCATTCGCCCTGCAAAGAAACATTTGATTGGTCTACCTTGGGTAGAAGTGAATAAGACTGTATGGGATAAAAATGATGATGGGTATAGTTTTAAGAAAAGTCACGCAATTGCATATGCTCATTTAGTTGTTGTGCATATGAATTTGTTAGACAGTACGTTAGGACATCCGTTTTACGAGAGTAATTGATTTACGTTTGCTTTTGCGTTTGCTGAGTTCTAACATGCTACATATTGGACCGTGAAGTATTGTTAGACTCTTATTGTTGAACGTTCTTATATAGGGTCTGAACATATCCCAATCGTCTTTTAAGAACATATTGATGGGTACTAGTCTATTAGATTCCCACCACCAAGTATCCCCTAGTTCTAAGAATCTCTCCCTAAGTTCTTGGTGAATTATGGATCCATAGTCATATATAGTGGTGACAATATCATCACGATTTTGTACTATTCCTACATAATCTTGGCCAGCATATGAGCAAACAGTAATGAAAGGGTGATTTTCAGTTAGTTTTTTGAAGAAGTCGTTTTGTATCATTATTATCGTTACGGAATATTTATCAAAAGTATGTACCCAATATATTTTTATAAATATAGTAAAGGAGCTTACTGTGTACTCAACTAGTGTTTATCTATTTACTCAAAGACAAATCGTTGTAACTTACAGTGGGAACTCAGCCAGGAGGTATCAAATAGTGTATGCAAAAACCCTAAAATTAAACAAGGGAGTTGATAATAGAATTCAATTCCAGTTCTTGGATCAAGAACAGAAAAAGGTAAACATATCCAATAATGAGATTACGTTTAGACTAATAAGCTACGATGGTTCTGAGGTTCTACTGCAAAAGGCGTTGTCACCCACATTACCTGTTAACGGTCTAACAGAACTAATCACCACATCTTCGGAATTAGAAGATATTGACCCGCAATTTTGTAGTTACAGTCTAGAAATAGATTCAGGTAACTATAATCTTCCGGTCTTTGTAAACAGCGAGGCAGGGGCTAGGGGAGCAATACAAGTTGTAAACAGCGTGTTACCTGGATTCGTACCGTCTACTAATGTTACAATACCCTCACATTCTATACCTAACAGTAGCACAGAGACATATTACACCAGTGTAATTAATACTAGCGATAATGCTATATTAACTATTCAACCATATATGGATGGTTTCAGTGGTACTGTTCAAGTGCAGGGTTCGACCGAACCTGACGCTGATTGGTATAACATAGGAAATTTATATACATATTTGGATGAAACTGCCTCTGACGGATATATCATAGAAGGTTATCATCCCTATGTTAGAGTTAAATTTGTAAGCACACAGGGTGATGTTACCTCTATTTTAGCCAGATAAGATTGCTTTTTGACACATACTATGTTAAACTATTAGTATGTTTGATATCCTAAGTTTAATTCCAGGTAAAAAAAGACAAACAAGTAGTGGTTGGACAAGTTTCAACGCTATTTGTTGCGTCCATTCTGGACATAGGTCTGACACTAGATATAGAGGTGGAATTAAATTTGACGGGCAAACTAATTGGGTAATGCATTGTTTTAACTGCGGGTATAAGTGCAGTTTCACACTAGGCAAATCTATATTCCCTAAAACACGACAATTCTTAATATGGTGCGGAGTAGATAGTGAACAAGTGCAACGCTGGAGCTTAGAAAGTTTACAGCACAGAGATTTATTAGATACACTTTTACAAAGAAAAAAGTTAGAGATAATAAAATTTAAAAGCAAGAAATTGCCTGAAGGCGAAGAACTAGACTCATCAGACCCTAGACACAAATTCTACGTAGATTATCTAACCAAGCGCAAGATAAATTATAGTATCTATCCATTCTTAGTTAACCCTAACGCAAAGAGTAGAAATCAATTTGGGCTACTAATCCCTTACACATATAAAAACAAGATTGTAGGACATACAACACGTTTCATAGATAACAAAATTCCTAAATTTATAAATGACCAGCAGCCAGGATTTGTATTCAATATTGATATGCAAAAATCAGATTGGCAAGTTTGTATTGTAACCGAAGGTATATTTGATGCATTAAGCATTGATGGTGTTGCACTAACACATAATGACATAAGCAGTGAACAGGCTATGGTCTTATCACAATTGAATAAAAAAATAATTATGGTTCCGGATAGAGATTTGCCCGGATTAAAAATAACAGATAGAGCGTTAGAATTAGGATATCATGTTAGCTTGCCTAATTGGGAAGCTGACGTAAAGGATGTGAATGATGCGGTAGTAAAATATGGTAAACTACCGACGTTGTTAAGTATATTAGAAAATGCTACAATGAGTAAAATAAAAATAGAATTAAGGAAGAAACAAATTGCAAAAGGATTATAATATAGATGTTCAAAAACTCTTTTTACAGATGATGCTAACAAATGCAGAATTGTATACTAGAGTTATGAACATTATGAATCCACAAAACTTTGATAAGTCAATCAGACCGGTTGCTGAGTTTATGGTGGAGTATAGTGAGAAGTATAGTTTATTGCCGGACAGTAAACAAATCAAAGCAACAACAGGAATTCAATTAGATACAATTGATGAATTCGGAGACAAACATACTGAGTGGTTCTTAGAAGAATTTGAATCATTCACTAAGCGACAAGAATTAGAACGTGCGATATTAAAGTCAGCCGACTTACTTGAGAAAGGTGACTTTGGCCCTGTAGAAAAATTAATCAAAGAAGCGGTACAGATTAGTTTGCAACGAGACATGGGTACAGATTACTTTGCTGACCCTAAAGCACGTATTAACAAATACTTTAATGCAGGTGGACAACAAAGCACAGGCTGGCCACAGATGGACAAACTATTATATGGTGGTTTCAGTCGCGGTGAATTGAACATCTTTGCAGGTGGCTCAGGCTCAGGTAAGAGTTTAGTAATGATGAATATTGCATTGAACTGGTTGAACATGGGACTAAGCGGCGTTTATATCTCATTGGAACTTTCAGAAGAATTAACTTCATTGAGAACAGATGCAATGTTGACTATGATGAGTACTAGAGATATTCGTAAAGATATTGACGGCACTGAATTAAAAGTAAAAATGGCGAGTAAGAAAGCAGGCAAATATCGTGTTAAGGGCTTACCCGCACAAAGCAACGTAAACGATATTCGTTCATACTTAAAAGAAGTGCAAATTCAGACCGGTATTAAAGTTGACTTTGTTATGATTGATTACTTAGACTTGGTTATGCCAGTGAGTGTTAAAGTCAATCCAAACGACCAGTTTATCAAAGACAAGTATGTAAGTGAAGAATTGCGTAATCTGTCAAAAGAACTAGGAATTCTCATGGTAACTGCAAGTCAGTTGAATCGTAGTGCAGTGGAAGAAATTGAGTTTGACCATAGTCATATTGCAGGTGGTATTAGTAAGATTAACACAGCAGATAACGTGTTTGGTATCTTTACAAGTCGTAGTATGCGTGAACGTGGTAAGTATCAGATTCAATGTATGAAAAGTCGTAGTTCTACTGGGGTAGGACAAAAGATTGACTTGGAATACAATATTGAGACTATGCGTATCACAGATGAAGATCCGGATGGATATGCGGATCAGCAAGCTAAATACAGGCCAGCCCCAAGTCCCAACGATATAATGAATAGACTAAAACCTCAGTCATCTGTAAGTTCTACGATGGACGCTATTAATAAAGAAGTGGAACCGGAAAATAAGCTAATTTCAGCTAATCCTCAGGGAACAGCACTTAAAAAGCTATTAAACACTTTGACTAAACAAAACTAAAATCAGATAAATACTAGTAGGATAATTATATCATGCAAAGAAAAACACGTAGCCTATTGGAAGAATTGGAAGCAGTCGGTCAAAACCGTGATACAAAACATATCATTGAAAGCCGTGCCCACAACATTATCACAAGTGCTATTAATCTATTAGAAATGATTAATAAACACTATGATAGCGAAAAGGCTCAAATCCTAGAGAGAAAACTGTTAAGTGCTATAAAATCCAGAGACCAAGGTAGATTTAGTAAAAGTCTGAGGAAAAATAATGAAACTTAAAGAAGTTATAGTAGAATATGATGAGTCAAACATTCCCTTATATAGAAGAATAGGAATTGATACTCCGGCACGTAATGCCGCAGAGGCTAAAAAAACATTCATCAACAGATTTTTAGAATATATCAAGCAAAATAAGGCTTCAATTAAAGCGGCTGGTATGGGCGCACCAGACATTGAAAGAATGGCTCAAACATATTTGACAAAATATAACTGGCATGCAGATCCAGAACAACAAGCTATAATCAAAAAACTTAGTGACGAAGCACTAAAAAGTAATTCAGGTGCTGTAAAATTAGCCAACTATATGTATAGTGTGGGGAGTCAGCAATTTATCAATCCACGTACCGGAGTAGCCATGGGCGATCCGTCTGCTGGAGGAAGAGGTGGCGCCGGTGGTAGCGGAGGAAGAGGTGGCGCCGGTGGTGCTGGTGGTGCTGGTGGTCAAACTACACCTGATGTAAGATTAGAACCTAACTCAGTTCAAGCAATAAACTTAATTAACAAAATGTCATCGGCTGATTATGTTGATGATTTAGCACAAGTTACTAAAACTGCAATGGGTAAATTGTATAAATTAAATCCACAGAAGTACAAAGAGTTATACCAAGAAGTGTTGACAGGCAAGACGCAAAAAACCCCAGACCAAATAAGACAAGAAAAATTAAAGAACTTGTCACAGCAAGACTGGGAACAAAATGAGCGCGGTAAAGAAATGACTACGCCTACTGATTCAGGTGCTATGACTAATATGGCAGGTAAATTAGGTGCACCAGCTGATACTAGTCCAGGCGCAGGAGCATTTTCTTCAATGAACAAATCATTAGGTGGTCCAGAAACTATACCACCAGAAGTAACACCGGGAGATACACGTTCGCAAAAATTTGACAAGGCTGCGATGAATGCACGTGCTGGAATGACAGATGTTCCCGCACCAACTGATTATGATGCTAAACGTGCTTTGGCAGCTAAAAATGCACAAGCAAGTATGAAGCCAAAATTTGATCCTGATGACAATCCAAACATAGTTCGCGGAGCAAACGAATCACGTAGATTTTATAGAAGATAATGAGTACCGAATCTATTAGAGGTCTAGTAACTAGACTTGAATCATTAAACGAGGAGCAAGAATTAACAAAGGCTCACGTTGAACATCCTGAGGATTTAGTATTTCAGTCAGGCGGACAAGGAGCACAACAAGGTTTACAAGCAATAGTTGACACTGTAAAGAACCCGGGTGCAATCACTATCAAATGGGACGGATATCCTGCATTGATATTTGGTACTGGTATAGACGGCAGATTCATTGTATGTGACAAACACATGTTTAATAAAAAAGATGGTTCAGGTCATGTAACTAGTCCAGAAGCATTTGCCGCATACGACAGAGCCAGGGGTATTGAACGTGGTGATTTAGTTAACATCATTGCTAGAATATGGCCCGGATTAAAAAAATCTTATTCAGGTAAAGGATTCTATTGGGGCGACTTATTGTTTAGTCAACCATTGCAAGAAGAAAATGGATTATATACTTTTAAAGCAAATCCAAATGGTATAAAATATACAGTAGAAGCCGAAGGCAATGAAATAGGACAGTTGATAGGGGGCAAAGTAGGCGGAATAGCAGTACATCAATATATTCCACCTGAGGCAGACAATGTGCAGTATGCACAGTTGTTAAATGGAAGTATAGGGCAATTGAAGAACAATAGCAATGTTGCTATCATTCCTGCTAAGATGCCAATGGTTCCTAAACTAAAAATAAACAAAACTATGATTGCTAAAACTCAACGAGAAATAGACAAGAATAAAGCTGCCGCAGACGCATTCATTTTGCGTGTGCCACCTGGGGTTAAAACTGTATTTCCGTTAATGTGTACAGTATTCATCAACAAGAAAATCGTAGCCGGTAATCTAGACAATCTAGTAGAAGAATTTGTTGAATTTGCTAAAGCTAGAAAAATGACAGAACCAGTCTATAAGAAATTATTTGGGTATGATATTCAAGATCCAGAAGGAAACATAGAGCATGTACCGGGTCACTTTGATACTAACTCTGCTGGTATTACCGCGGCTTTTGCTATATGGATTGCATTGTATAATCTTAAAATGCAAGTTGTTCCGCAATTGGACGCTGCCGCAGAAGCTAGCCCAGTCAAGGGTTATCTAGCAGACGGAACACAAACTCAAGAGGGTTTTGTCAGTCACGGAATCAAACTTATCAACAGAATGGGCTTTAGCCGTCAAAATTTAGCCTCTAGAGGCTAACCAAAACCAACATTTTTTTGTTCCAGGCATAAATAAATGTATGAATCTATATGATTCAAAACATTTAAAGGAATAATATCATGGCATTTACAACACGTACTCACGGTGACTTTCAACCAGTAATGAACTATGACGCAGCCAGC